TAACAACTTGTTTATGATCCAATGGAAGATAACAACGCTGAATTATCCACCAAAGATTAAATCTTGATCATTAACTACTAACCAATTATATTGAATCCATGAAACCACCTAAAGGAGAGACTATCACAGCTAAGCAGCGCTTATGGGTTAAGCATGTGGTAGCTGGGATGTCCGATGTAGTGGCTTACGAGAAGGCGTTCAAATGCACTAGGAAGAACGCTGAAGACAGGGCTTACATAATGAGAACCAAGATCGGAGTAAAGTCGGAGTTGGTGAAGCTACAGGATGCTGCTTGGAATGAACAGGTGGTAAGCATAGCGGAACGGAAGCATATTCTAAGTGAAGGGGCGCGCGGTCAACTAGGTGAGGAGCTTAAAATAATAGACGGAATCAAGGAGCTCAACCGGATGGAAAGAGTCTATTCCGATGTAACCGTGGACATCAGCGTGGTAGGATCTCTGATAGAGCAGATCAGGAATGGAGTTGAACCGAAGGAGGATGAATAATCATGGATAAGTATCACGAAACAGGGACTAAGCTCAAGAGCGAGGTGATGGGAGGTAAGAAGACTAAGGTTGAATCGCCATTCACCAAGGAACAGCAGATCATTATTGCTAAATCAAAGCGAACTGGTGATCCTCATAGGTTCTGCCGAGCAGGTGGCGGTAATAATTTTCACTGTGGATGCAAATATGACTCATGAAATTCAAGAACACCATACTCAACTGGCGCTGGCGGTTCAGTAATCTTTATTACATTCAGCCAGCAGACATCGGCGCGCCCAAGGTTTTATTCTCTCCCAGGGATGAACAGCTAGAAGTTCTATCGCTGATCTATGATAAAGGATGCAAAAAGTTAGGTATATTGAAAGCCAGGCAACTAGGATTCTCCACACTACTATCATTGATTAGCTTAGACATGGCTATCTTCAATGGCGGTTTCACTGCAGGGATTGTGGACCAGAACCGCGTGAAGGCTGAAGAGAAGGTGGCGATGGTAAGATTTGCTTACGAGAATCTTCCTCACGATCTAAAGAATGACATGACTATTTTGATTGATAACAAGGGAGAGCTCAAGTTCTCCATTGGCAATTCTATCGAGTCGAAGGTTTACGCTGGAGTCAAAGCTCGTGGTGGAACGCATCAACTACTATGGATCTCAGAGTGGGGAGCTATTCAGAAGGATGATCCATCGAGAAGTGAAGAGATTGCGACTGGTGGTCTACCATCAGCCAAGGAGGGAATCACCATCGTTGAAACTACTTGGAAAGGAGGCAAGACAGGACAGCTATACACGGTCATCGTTGAACCTACGCTCAAGATGAGTCTAGAGGATGTCACACTGAAGGATTGGAGAATACTATTTTACCCTTGGTGGCTAGATGAATCTTATCAGTTTGAAGGTAATGCTAACCAGATCGATCACAGATGTCTCGAGTACTTGGATGAGTTAGAAGAAAAGCATGACATCGATCTAGTGCCATCACAAAAGCTATGGTATTTCAAGATAGCTTGGCCTCTCCGGGCGAAGAGGTTTGAAGAATTTCCTTCACGCTTAGGTGAAATATTCCTCTCTCCAGTCGATGGAGCTGTGTATGGTGAATACTTCGATGATGCGATGGTTGATGGACGAGTGGTAGATTTCCCGAAGGAGCGCCCAGAGTTCTACACGTTCTGGGATTTGGGCAAGGCTGATCTCACGACTATCTTGATCATGCAGAGGATCGGCGGTCAAGATAGGTTTTTCGATGGATACATGGGACAAGGTGAAACAATCGGACACTATGCTCATTGGCTTCAAGAATGGGAGAGAGATAATGATGCGTTCATCGGTGGTCACTTCCTCCCGCATGACGGTGGCTGGGAGAGAATGGGTAAGAGCACAAATAAATCTTATGCCGATATGTTGATCGAGGCTGGCCTCCGCTATGTTCAAGTAGTGCCGAGAATACCATTGGTGAGCATAGGGATTGAATACGTGCGCGATAGATTTCAGAGGATGGTATTTCACAAGACTAATCTGAGCAGAGTGTATGAATTTGGGAAGGCTAGGATTAATTTCCTTGATGCTTTTCAGCAATATCAGTATAAGCCACTAGAGAAAGGTGGCACGAGTAGAGAGCCATTACACGACATTAATTCGCATCCGAATGACGCGCTCAGGACCTACGCTGAAGCTGATGAAGCTGGCTTAATTCCTTCAAGCGGTGGTATGGGAAATCAGGCTAATGAAGGGCAAGGTGTCACGAAGACAGGAATGGATAACTGGTAATAAATCTATGAGCTACTACCACCAAGCAATCGCAATGTATGAAGCAATCGGTGAGACTGCCGAGCAATTCAGCATCGATATGGCTTGGCATTGCGTGAATGGCTACGTTTACGCCTCTCCGCTGGGTTTGGCTATGGCTAGGCCAGTCAGTTCCAAGTGGACTACTGAGCAGATCCTCGACTACACTGAGCAGGGAATTGAGTTGACATCTGACCTAGATTGCTGGCATGTTCATATCGTAGTCGGTGACTTAACTCACTTACTTTCACTAATTCCGCACTCTTTACCACTCATTAGTTATGAGAGGAAAGGGAAACTTAAATTCCATCCATTCAGCAGATTCTATGAAAAGCCCTAAACCACCAGCACCAGCGCCAGCATCACCACCAGTCCAGCAGAGAGGCAGCGAAGCCAATAGAAGCCGAGTTGATATGATGCGTAAACAAAAAAGAAAGAAGGGTATGCGATCAACTCTATTGAATAAATCTAATGAACCACCTAAATATCAATTACTAGGCTAAATGAAAGTCGAAACCAGAATTAAACGATACGATTCACAGAAGGCTGAGCGTAGCACCTGGGATACTCGATGGCAGAAGCTCAAGGAGTGGTATGCTCCACACCAAGCTCATGTGACCGAGAAGAGTTATCCAGAAGATAATGCTTACCGGTCAAACCTTCACGATACTAAATCGATTGAGGCGTCGGATATTCTCACGCAAGGGCATATCAGTTTTATTATGCCACTCAATGAGCGCTGGTTTTCCTACACTCCTAACGTGAAGCAAGATGAAGGTGATGAGGTAAAGGCATGGTTTTCAGAGTGTTCAAAGATCGCTTATCTTGAATTACAGGCATCTAATTTCTATCCTACAGCTTATAGCGCGTGCAAGGACCGGACTGAGTGCGGTACTGGTTGCATGTTTGTTCGTAAAGGTCGCAAGCATAAATTATCTTATGAGTATGTAGAGATTGGCACGTATGTTTTCAGTGAAGATGAAGATGGCAATGCTGACGAGCTTACTAGGTCGATCATGCTCTCCGCACCTGACGCTGTGAAGCGATGGGGTAAAGAGAAGATGGGACCAAAGGTATTAGATGCTTATGATGCGTTTAATAGTGGTAAGGGTGAAGGTAAGAAATTTGAGTTCCTTCATATTGTTGAACCAAGGATCGAACGCGATGAGAACAAAATGGATTCTAAGAACCTTCCTTACGCTTCATTCTACATTGGTGTAGAAGATAAGATCGAGATTGAGGAAAGTGGATTTGAAGAATTTCCTTACTTGGTGACAAGATTCCAACGATGGGGATCAGCTATTTGGGGATTCACGCCGGCTTACAATGCTCTACCGAATGTTCTATCAGTCAACTGGCTGAAGAAACTGGTCAAGCTTATAGGTGAGGTGGCTGCGAATCCTAGATTACTAGCACTAGCTGGGGAGAAGACTAACATCGATCTCACACCTGGCGGGACAACTTACGTTTCAAGACAGGCAGTCCAAGCTGGATTACCTAAAGAATGGGGAACAGCAGGAGATTTTCAAGCTGCTCAGTATCTTATCGAGCAGGACCATGAGCAGATCGAGCGATTCTTTCACACGAATCTCTTCAGAATGTTTGCTGATCTTGATCGTGACATGACAGCCACAGAGATTTCAGCGCGTGAACGTGAGAAGCTATTGCTTTTTGCACCTACGTTCGTTCAGTTTGCATTTGATCAAGCTCCGATGATGACTCGCATGTTCAATATTTTGGCGCGTGATGGTGCTTTTCCAGAACCTCCTGAGAGCATGGTTGATGAAGAAGGAAACGCATACGTTGAAACTCCTAATGTTAGTTACCAATCTAAGGTAGCGCTTGCTTTGAATGGTCTAAACAATGAATCATTTGATCGTGTTATGCCTAAAGCTATGGCACTAGCTGAAATAGTTCCATCAGTAATTGATAACTTTGATACTGATGAGATCATCAGAACCCTAGCCAGAAATCAAGGGATGCCTGAAAAGTGGTTGACGAAGATGGATGAAATGCTTAAAAGTCGTGAAGAACAGATGGCGGCACAACAACAACAAATGCAAATGGAACAGATGGAGCAAGCTGCTGGAGCATTAGGCAAAGCTGGTGGAGCTCAAGGAGTTGAACAGATAGCTGGGATGGTAGAAGAATAATGACTGAAAAAGAAGAGATCCAGAAGGTTACATGCGCTGCTCAAAGGCTGAGTGTGAATGAAGACTTCATCCTTGTGATCGAGAGACTTCGTGAGGTGTTCAAGGTCGATGATCCGAGTGCTATCATTGCTAGTTTCGAGACTAATCAAACTATGTTCTACGATGGGCATAAGGCAGTATTTAGGTATTTAGAAAAGGTGATCAATGGTGTTTACCTGGATGAAGTATCACACGAAGACCAGCCTGGAGAGAAAGAGAAATTCTACTCTAAGCATCAAATAAAATAAGACTATGAGCAAACAAACTGAACCAGCGAAAGACCCAAACATCGGTACATGGACACCGGCTTGGGCGAAGTGGGCGATGGAGACTAAGACAGATGTCGAGTTTCTAGCACTCTATAAGATGACTAAGGCTGATGGCCGCGCACTCTATCCAAAGGAATTTGGAGTAACCGAATCTAAACCAGTGGCCGGTAAGGTCGAACCAATCAAATCAAATGAGTCAAATAAAGTCAAAGCAGATGCTACACCTGAGAAATCTAGCGGTCAAAGCGCACCAGATGCAGAAGGACTTAGCGACCCTAAGCCAGAGGCGGAAGCACTTGAATCAGTATCAAGCAAGCAAGCTGAAACCGATCTAAAGGAAATGCACCACAAGACATTCTCTAGCAAATACGGAATGACCAAGAAGGAGTATAAATCTAAAGGAGGGCTAATCTAAATGAGCGGTCAACTATTAGGTAATGAACCTGCGCCAGATCCAAACGTTCCAGATCCAGGGGGCGCACCAGATCCAAGCGCTGTAGCACCAGCGATGTTTGGTGATGACGGTAATTTTAATCCAGAGTATCTAAGCCATGGCGAACTAGCTGAGCATAAAGAACAGCTTAGCAAGTTCAAGACAGTCGGAGCTCTCGCTAAAAGCTATGCTCATTTGGAGAAATCCAAGGGTATGCCGAAACTAGCGGAGAATGCTTCTGAAGCTGATAAACTGGATTACGAGACAAAGCTCAATAGCTATCGTGAAAACCAAGGTGTTCCAAAGGATCACACTGGTTACGATCTCAAGCTACCAGAAGAAATGCCAGAAGGTGTGGAAATGCCAGAGGGCGCGGTTGAGAAGTATCAGCAACTCGCTCATAAACTTGGTCTTGCTCCTGACACTGCCCAGCAGTTGATGGATGAGCATATTGGAATCATCAGTGAAGATAACGCTTTAATGGCTACTCAGATGGAGGAATCCAAAGAGAAAGCGGTCACTGATCTAAAGGGTAAGTGGGGTCAGAAGTTTGATGGTAATCTTGAACAGGCTCAAAACGCTCTCAACTCCTTATCAGGTGACACAGGCATATCTGAAGAGGATCTAGCACCACTCATGCATAATACGGCTTTCATCGAGCTCATGCAGTCAGTAGGTAGCAAGATGGGTGAAGGTAACTTCGTGAAGAATGGAGGAGGACCACCGGTTCAAGGTGGTAAAGCTGAAGCGCTCAAGGTAATGAATGACTCTGAGCATCCCGATCACGCTGCTTTTAATAATCCAAATGATCCGCGACATCATGAAATCATGGAGCGCGTAGCTGTAGGATTGAAGAGATAATTTGATACGTGTAGTATTGTTTAGGCCTACTCTGGTTTTTGTGTTCTCCAGGGTAGGCTTTTTTCATCATAAAGATTTAGGTTGACGTATTTTAAACTTAGTGGTATTTCTTAAATTGTAGTTAGAACTGGACAATCACTTTTGTGACCTAGAATCTCTAATAACTGATGCGGTAACACCGTAGGCTATGACCCTTTGTTTGAAGGATAATCGAAATGCTGATCCATATCCGATCACTTTCGATACAATATTGGAAGAAATCACCAATTATAACAAACAAATATCATGGCAGACTTCGCAAACTTCAGTGAGTTGGTAGATCATTACCAACCACTACTAGCTGAGCAATGGCATACCGTCGCTCAACAATCATCCAATAGACTCGCTCAATACGTTTCTATTAAACCACTCACAGGTGAATCGACTCACATCGATCAGATCCTACCAGTGGAAATGCAACCTAAGACTGGGCGCATGGCTCCCACTGTTCTAGGTGAAATGGACTACAACAAAAGAATCGTTTACGCTCAGGAGTTTGAACTCCCTAAAGGCTTTGACGAATTTGATGCAAGTAAGTTCACCAAGCAAACACTTCCTATCATGGCAACAATGAACGAGTTTAAAAACGCTCATGCCCGCCAGTCAGAGAAGATCATCATTGAAGCGATTCAAGGAACAGCTTATGAAGGCGCAAAGGCAGTAACAGCCGTTGAACTTCCTAGCGAGCAAGTTATTGCTCTAGACTTCAAGTATGGTGGTTCTGGTTCAGATATTGGACTCACTTACGATAAGGTAGCTCGTCTTCGTAGACTTGCTATGCAAAATGAAATCTACGGCCAAGATGTCGAGGATGGATCTGACGTTCTTTGCATGGCTGTTTCAGCATCATGCCTAGAAGATCTCTTCCAGGACGCTAAAGCTAACAATACTGACTACGTGACCGCTATTGGTCAACTCAAGGACGGTCTTGTAGATAAGTTCCTCGGAATCCACTTCGTTCGCACTGAACAACTAACTAAGAGAACAGTAGGCGGTATAAACATCGTTGATTCTCTCGCTTGGGTTCGCTCAAGAGTTTGTTTCGGACATCGTGACAACTACAATGTTGATCTTTGTCAGCGTAAGGATCTATCTAATGCGACTCAAATCCGCGCTACCGCAGCAATGGGTGGCTCAAGACTCGAAGAAGCCGGTGTATGGAAACTTCCATGCAAAGTTTCTTCATAACCTAAACCTTAACTAAATAGAATATAACCATTATGGCTAATCTAACACCAGCAGTTATCAAAGCGTTCTTCGACACTTATTCCGATAAGGGTCAAGAGCAAGTTGATTCACTAACCAACAGCGCTAAGCGCGGTAAAGCAGATCAAGGCAATGTGCTTACACTAAAAGCAACATACGCCTATCCAGCATCAGGACTAGCTGAGGACGACTATATCGGACTCATCCAAGTTCCAGCCGGAGCAGACGTTCTATGGAGCGAGATCGCAGTCTTAGCAGATGCCGATTGTAATGCCGATGCAGCAGGAGAAATTGGCTTCCTAGTCAACTCTACTGGAGCATTCGTAAAGGCAGCTACGCTAGTGAAGACCGAGGCATTTGTTTCATCCATCGTCCCAGCGACTAATGCTGTGCCAGTTGATGAAGTTCAATGGCTCGCGTTTAAAGCGAAAGGCGACATGCCAACAGACGGAATCATCACATTCCTAGTCCCTTACCTAGCGACTAACTAAAGATCATTAAGCCAGCATCTTCTTCATTGGGGGTGCTGGCTTTATCTTTTTTTATCATAACCATCCAAATCTAAATATTATGTCAGATACATTATTTGAAACTTTACAAGCGAAAGCGATTGCTGGGACGTTGACACCAGAAGAGGCCAACATTAACAGCCTGCAACTAACATCGGTCCAGAAGGATTTTCTACATGATTCTCTTTTAAGCAGATCAGGTAGTAATTGGGGTGGTTCTACTACTATACCAACACCACAAGCAGGTGTATTTATTACGGTTGACGAAACCACCACTATCCCAGCAGCGATAGAGTGGACAGCGGAAGTCATAGAGGGAACAGGCACGTTCGCAGAAGGAGATAACACAATCAAACTTTATGAGACAGCATTTCAGAGCCCAAGAGTGGACGGTCAAGCCCATCCGGCTATTACTCTCACACTCACTGGCACGGCAAAGGCGAGACTTAACTACACACCATTAGCTTAATATGAAAAGACTATTTAATAGATCAGCGCAAAACGCTCAGAAAATAACAGAAGTTGACAACACAAGCGATGCGGATAAACCAGTCAGCACGGCTCAGCAGACAGCACTCTCCAGCAAGCTGCCAAAAGAGAGCATCAATGGTTTTAAGGTGGCAACTACTGTTGGGACAAGTCCGGCAATTTACAACATTACTGATCCTGACTTAGGTTTTTCAATACAAAGTGATTTTGCGGGTGAAACCTATTACGTCTTGGAAAATGCTACAGTAGACGGTATTGTCCACATTAAAGCAACGGCAACAGGCAACAGTCGAATTTACCTAGATGGTTCTTCCACACAATACAAAGACCAATTCGGAAATTCGGTTGACTATGTTGATATACCTGCGGGTGGCATGTATAGTTTCATCCGCGCGAATGGCTTGTGGTCTGCATTAAATGCTAGTGATCCAAGTAAGGCACCTATAGATAGCACTGTTAATCTTACAGGAGATCAGACCATTGCGGACGACAAGACATTCACTGGTCAGACGGAGATGCCTAATCAAGAGGCTCTCACTGATGACTCGCCGATGACTAGAGGGTTGATTGCTGACCTAGAAATTTATCAAACTAAAACGATTGCTGCTGGGTTTGTTACTGTAGGAGGTTCAGCGGCTGTGGTGTCGGTTGGATTTAAAGACAATGGGCTACAGTCTCTGAGCAATGACGCCGCCGCGCGTGTTTGTTATTTAGATGTAGTCAGTTACTATCCCGCCGGAGGAGCTGGAATAGTGCGATATGCTAGATACATTTTATCAGGTCGATATATTGGTAGCGGAAATTTTGAATCAAATACCTTGGAAATATCTAACGTTAGCGAAACGGGGTCAGCAACTATAATAGCGCCAGGTAAGACTGTATCTGGACAGAGCACGGTAGACGTGACCATCACCCCGCCTGCTTCTGGCACAGGAACTGTGCGCTCTTATATCATAAAAATAACACCAATAACTATTCCAGTATCTTGGTAATCAACCACAAACCACCAAAATCATGACATATATAACCACACAGACACCCACACAAGCACGCAAGAACGAGCGTGATCGTCAAGTCCTCAGAATAGCTGAGGCTCTTAATCACACAGCAAGCATCATGACCTCAGTCAATAATGCTTTCTGGGCGGTCGAGCCAGTCCAGTTAGTCGCAGACCTTAATGCTGATCTGGAAAACTCAGTGGCTTTAATGACGGCTAACGCCACATTAGGTCAAGGTATTAACGCCCATTTAGACACGCTTGATCTCCCTAAGTATTCAAAACGCGTCCCGCTAGAAATAGGGCATCCTCATATTAGTCTGACTGACGATGGGTTTGTTTACACAGATCCAGAAACTTAGGGATAATCACCAACAACCACATAATAAAATGACAACCAAACCAAAAGTAAATATACAATCAAGGACAATATCAGCGGCTCTAGTGGCCATCATAACAGGTGTAGTAGGTCTAGTAAATGAGGACGCTGGAAAACTACTATCACAAGATGCATCAATCATCCTCATCGCCTTAGGTGGACTATTTGGATTCTTGCGCCGGATCACTAATACTAAGCTAACCTGGCTGCCATTAGTAATTGGTATGCTCTGCTTAGGTCTCCCATCATGTGCTACAATCGACGTTAAAGTTGATCGATCACAGCTAAAAGGTAGCACCGAGACCCACGACGTCTACCCATCAAAGGCGGTCACTCCTATGCTTAACTCCGAGGAGCTAGACTTACTCATTCAAGACAAGCTAAAGAAGATCAACGACTCAATCAAAACTAGCGCTAAGTAATGAAAATTCCGATTCCGACTAAGATCGACACAAGGAAAGAGCTTGAGGTTTATTTACTGCAATACGCTTTAAAGGCTCACGGCTTCTCGCCTAAGGGCCTAGATGGGATTATGGGAATCAATACTGAGACAGCATTCAATAACGCTCTCATAGCGCACATGAAGGTTGAATCCCGTAGAGGTGTTCCCGCTTATTTACAATACGCTCAACAACACATCGGCATCAAGGAAGTCCCAGGGGAGAAATCTAATAAGACTATACTGGCTTGGATTAAATCATTCTTTTCGTGGGCCTCAGACGATGGTGAAATTGCGTGGTGTGCTATCTTTATCAACAAGATGCTTGAGCGTGCTGGCATGGAAGGCACTGGCAAAGCAAATGCTAAGTCATTTCTTGACTGGGGAAGGCAGGTTTACACTCCATATAAGGGTGACATCGTTGTTTTTCATCGCGGAGATCCTAAATCATGGAAAGGTCATGTGGGGATTTACATTGGTCAAGCTGGTCCAGGGATGATCTACTGTTTAGGTGGTAATCAATCAAATGGTGTCAACATCAGGAAATACTCAGAATCTAAAATTGTTGAATATAGAAGATCAAAATAATGGATATTAAACCAGCCATAGCAGAAAATATAAAGGCGATCTTTTCTATAGTGGTAGTAACATCAAATAGCATGATCCAATGGCTATCAAACGCTGATACAGTGATGAAGGTTATAGCAACTGCGATGACTGTTCCAGCAGGATATTTCTTTGCAAGGTTCATGTATTTTCAAGTCGAGCTAAAAAGGCTGGAAATTGAGAACCAGAAAAGATTAAACTCAGAACCAAAAGAATAACATGGCAATCACTTACGAAGAGAAATTAACTGATATTTGCAATCTTGCTCTCGCTAAACTAGGGCAATACCAGATTGCTAATATCGATCATAGCAGGAATGAAGCGGTTCTCTGCCGTCTTCACCTTCCGTTCGCGCGTGAAGAACTGCTTAGAAGTCATCCTTGGAACTTTGCTACTAAGTTTGCGGAGCTCGTAAAGAATGAGACTCTCTTCGATGTCCGGTGGGATTTCAGATACACTCTTCCTTGCGATTACATGCAACTCATAGGAGGCTGGCATGATAAGGACCAGAATTACAGAATCGAAAATTTCAACATTGTTCAGCTAGATATGCTAGTCGGGGAAGAAAACGTATTCATCGAATATACATCAAACATGCTAGATGCTCGTATTTGGGACGCTAGTTTCATCGACTGCATTACTACCCTTCTGGCATCTAAACTCGCTATTGGCATCACTGGTAGCGCGAGACTAGAGGCTAGTTTATTTGAGCGATACCAGAATTATTGCATTCCCCAAGCTCACATTAATAACGCTTGGGAAGATGCAAGTAATGAAAACAATTCAACAGAGGAAAGAATGAATCGATCCTCATTAATAAGACAAAACAATATTTACATTTAAAATCATGGCAGACATCGATACAGAAAATTGTGAAGGTAAAGATCCATACTTTAAAAAATCTCCAAGCACCGCTGTAGGGCTAAAGGGTGATAAAGGGGATACTGGCGAGAAAGGAGATCCGGGCGCGGTCACTACCGTTGTTGAGGGCTCCACCATCACAGTGATCAATAACAATCTTCATATCAATAATGTTGATACTGGGGTTCGCGTTGAGATCCCTAATAGCGTGGATGTACCGGTCATGTCGTCATTTGATTGGATGCTGGCAGATAACATCCTTCGGATAAGGAGTAAAGATATTAGGACGGTAGCAGGTGTGCTAGAAGCAGATGCCGAAGGTGATGAGGTTGAGATTGAGATTGAGATTGATCCAGATGATAGCACTAGCTTTTCAACTATTAGTTCGATCACTGAGTCGGATGGGACAGTCACAGTTAATACTCGGAACCTTCAGACTGAGAAAGGAGTCCTTACCGCTGGTGCATCATCAGTGCTGCTAACCTTTGATCTTGGTGGTGGTGTCCCGGCAGGTTATGAAGAAATAGATTTAGAGATCTGCGTATCAGGTTCACCAGTAACCAGAACATTCCTAGTAAAAACACTTCCTTAATATGCCTACTGCAACTGCTTTCATGTCCCATAGTTTGACTAATTATCCAGAATGTTTCACTAAGACAGATGTGTCTGGTTATGACTACTGGACTACCATGTCTGGATTCAACAAGAGCAGTGGCGGCACTCCGACTACCGCTCAAATAGATGACTCACTAGCTTTGGCATATAACTTTTTCTGGAACTTTTACGCAATTAGGGTTTATGGTGAAGCAACGCAGGATTTCGGGACGTTGAAATCCTCATCACTTTCTCCAGCGGATGCCTCAGATGTATCAGGAGATGATAACGCAGAACCATCAACTAGAGTCTGCTCAAGTCCCTATGTCTATGTTAAAAACAACAGCTCACCAACTGGGACTAATTGCAAGATAGCTGGAGGGGCTGAGAGGATCAGGAGATTTTACGATGGCGACACCACGGACGAAGCAAATTTCGTAGGTTACGGGATGCTGGGGTATTTATTTGATCTGTATTGCACGGCAGGATCGTCTAATTACGCTTCTGAAATAAGGCTCTACGGCGTAGGTGACACCACCACGGGACTCTATGCCACAGACTACACGGAGATTGACGGGTATCACTTTGTTTGTAGAGCTAAAGGCTACACCACAAGGGATGCGGCGAATGCGTCTGCAAGTAGTGTCTACGCTACCGCGCCGCTCGGATACAACACAAGCGCATCGATTGACTCGCTAGAATTTTACACTTACGCTTAAATTTAAAAAAACATTATGCAAGGATTCAACTCAGGAACATTAGCACCTTGGCTAGATTCAAGGCACGACATAGACAAATACCAGCGTGGGCTGAGAATTTGCAGAAACTTCGTGGTTACTCCTTATGGTGGAATACGTAGGAGGCACGGAACGGAGTTTATGCGCGAGGCACTATCTGGTGATTCAAGATTGATCAGCTTTCAGCCTACTAGTGAAGAGGGATTCATTATCGAGATAGGTAATGAGTCTGTGAGGGTTTATGATAAAGGAGTGTTAGATGAAACTATCGCTTCACCCTGGTTATCCTCTGAGGTCTTTGAATTACAATGGGAGCAGTTAAATGATGTGATGTTTATTACTCACAAGAATCACCCTCCGCAACAACTCAATAGGATAACAGGTGGGTGGTCATTTGGCCCAGTGGTTTTTGATTATCCACCATTTTTAGATTATGTCCTAGATGGCACTGAAGTTGAGGTTACAGCGGGGGGAAGCACTGATATTGAAAGTGAAACAACACTAAGCGCTGAAGACTCTGAAAATAATGCTTATAGCGGAGTTGTTCCATCTGGTGATTGGGAGGTTGTTACAACTACTAATTCTGGGTCCTCATTAGTCCAGGATAAACTTTCGTTAGAAAAATCTTTGGATGGAGGAAATACATGGGAAGAGATCCAGACTATTGAAGGGACTGGAGCAGAAACAGGTTCAGAGGGTGGGGGGTTGCTTAGACTCCATTCTGAAGAAGCTAATATCGAGGCTACATTAACCACGACCAATTCATCTGCTAATTTAGCAGTCGGTGGCGCGGTTACGATAACAAGCACCGATGATATTTTTGAAACTTCTCACATAGGTAGTGAATTTGAGGTTACTCATCCACTAGAGAAAAGTGAAATGAGACTAGCGCTTAACTCAAGTGGCACAAGTGAAGGTATCACTGTTCAAGGAGATTATCTTTTAACTACTAGCGGTCTATGGAAAGGCAAAGTTACAATAGAGAATAGTTTAGACTCTGGCGCAACATGGAACAGCGTTGTTGTCCGCGAGGCTTTCGGGGATCGTAATATTAGTTACGAAGGTTTCCAGAACCAGAAGGCTTTGATGAGGATACTCTTTTCCAGATCTGGTGCTGGTGCAAATAATCCACACGCTACGCTTGAGGCGATAGAGTCGCAAGTTTCTGGCAGAGTTAAGATAACAGGATTCACTAGCTCTACAGTGGTCACTGGGTCTGTTGTTGATGGTATTTACAGCGAGGAATCAACTGAGCTGTGGAAGCATGCGGCATGGAGTGGTAGACAAGGATACCCAGCAGCGGTTTGTTGGCATGATCAGCGGGTTTGGTATGGAGGCAGTTGGTTTCAACCATCTACATTATGGGCATCAGTGATCGAGGATTTCTTTAATTTCAGAGCAACTACATTGGACGATGCTTCATTTAGTAGGCGTATCGCTGCGAATGAGCAGTCAGATATACGATGGTTGGCATCTAAACAATATTTATTCATTGGAACTGGTGGAGCGGAATGGCGCGGATCTAGTGATTCAGATAGCGGAGTCATTACACCAAGTTCATTTAGAGTAAGTAAGTTTTCATCATTCGGATCAGCATCTTTACCAGCGGTCATCACTGGTTCAAACATGCTCTACATTCAGAGACAGGGGAGAAAGGTTCGTGAGATTTCTTATACGCTAGATTCTGATGGCTACAGCGCTGCGGATCTCACATTATTATCGATCCATTCGACAATGACTGGGATCAAAGATGTAGCTTATCAAGCTCAACGAGATTCTGTTTTATGGGCGACTACAAATTGCGGTAGATTGGTTGGGTTGACCTACGATAAATCGCAGAATGTTTACGCCTGGCACACTCACACAACTAAAGGAGAATATGAATCTGTGGCTACTGTTTATGAGCAAGGTGATGAGGATAGCATTTACTGCATTGTTAAACGCGATGGCGTGAGGATGCTAGAAAGATTCCAGCCTGAGCAGTATGAAGTGATTGAAGAGAGCGTTTTGCAAGATATGCTCTTTATGGATTCCGCTGTGATTTACGATGGCGATGCTACTACTACGCTGAGCGGGTTTGATCACTTAGAAGGTGAAACTGTTCAAGTATTAGCAGACGGGTCTTATGTAGGCGATAAGGTGGTTGCTAGTGGGGAGATCACCTTAGACGTTGCCGCATCGAAAATCAAAGCTGGATTAGAATTTTTATCTTTAATCGAGACAATGCCGATGAATTATCAAGGCACTGATGGGAAATTTAAGAAAGTTTCAGCGGTAAGCATTAGAGTTTGGCGTTCTGTATCTGCTGAGTTTGCGCCTAATCAGAGGTTTGATAACTGGCAGAAAATTGATCAAGGGCAGCGCAAGTGGGTTGATCTTGACGAGCAGCCAGATCCAGATGATATTGGTAGCTTCGAAGATTGGAAAGTCTCACTCGATGGCGGTCATGATCGTGATGCCAGGTGCGCGGTTCGTATCACTGAACCTTACCCATTAAATATTTTATCCTTAACTCCTGATATAAAAGTAACTCAAGACATATGATCCGATATATTCAATCTAGTGACATGCCCAAACTTTCAAAGTGGTTTATTGAGCGCTGGGGGGGTGCGCCGGAAAACTTACCAAAGCTAGGGCTTATTTCATGTCCTGACACAAGAGATTTGGAATATAAAGATAAAGCTGCCGGTTGGATCTATCATGATAAAGAGTGTCAAGTAGGTTGGATCGGGTGGGTTGTCACGAATCCAGATAACAGTCTTTCCGATACTAAATACATCGATCATCTTTTTGATGGGTTGGAAATGGTCGCTCAAAACAACAATATAAAAACTTTGCTTTATACTACGGATAAACCAAGTATGATGAATTTATTAGAGAAACGCGGGTTCCATCGAGGCGATGAGAATATAACACAGTTAATTAAAAAATTATAGATCATGGGACAGGCAGCATTAGCAATCGGAGCAATCAGCGGAGTAGTGTCGGCAGTCGGCGGTGTAATGAGCGCGGTCGGTCAATACCAACAAGGCAAGGCGGCAGAGGCGGCAGGTAAGCACAACGCTGAGATTATGCGCCAGCAAGCTGAGACGGCTAATCAGGAGGCTAGAGAGAACAGTAAGAGACAGCGTAGAAATAATGAGCGCCAACTCGCTACTATGCGCGCGAATCTATCATCACAAGGGACTGGTGTATCTAGTGGAGCTCCATTGGCTATTCTAGGAGATACGGCTAGTGAGTTAGAGTTACGAGTATTAGATGGTTATCGAGCAGCCGACAATCAGCGATCTCAATTACTTACTCAGGCAGACACATCAGTCTGGAAAGGTAAAATGGCTATGAAGTCATCAAGAGTGAATGCTTTTGGAACGCTGTTAAATACAGGATACAAAGCAGATCAAGGCTATCGCCAAGGAGTCAACAGCGGGACATTTAAAGGATCTAAGTATTATTCAGGTAAGAAATTCAAATAAAAAAAATCATGGGCGTAAGAATACCACTATCACAAGGAGTCACACCAAGTCGCGGATCAGGTGTAATGTTGAGCGGAGCATCGATGGCTGGGCCATCAAATGCTATGGCGAAGCTAGGACAAACTATTGCTCAGATCGGTAATGACCAGTTTGGCCAACAAGTTAAAATAGCACGCATCGAGAATGGTCGTAAGATGAGCGAGATGAAGCGGAAGAAGCAAGAAGGTGTTGCTGAATTTCAAAATAAGATTATGCAGGATCGTTCAATCGCTCCGTCTAAATGGGGTGGGATGCTACAAGACCACATGAAAAAGATTGATTTAGGTAAATCTAAATTATCGCCAGAAGCGCAAGCTCAATGGCAAGATTGGGATGCAGAATATAGCAGTAAACAGCACTTGAGAGTAATGCGAGACGCTACTATCGCGGGGATAAAGGATGCTAAGTTGGAGAACGAATCGACTAACATTGCTTTAGAGGAATCAGGAGATTTTGCCGGAGCATCTGAGAACGATAGAAATAGCGGTGTCTGGTCTGAGGTTGAGTTGAACGCAAGGCAAGTGAAGCGCGATGGGAGAGAAAAAGTTTTTGGTGAAGTTGAGCGTAGAAAAACTATCGAGACAGGTATCATGAACGATCCTTTCAATGAGGAAATGAGACTTGATGATGATAGTATTTATCCTGATCTTACCGATTTAGAGCGCGGGTTTTATAAAAAGAAGGTAGCCAGGGCGAAGCATTTAGTCGGCACAGGTTTGGCTAGTGACATCATTGATTCTATTTACTCAGGTCAATCATTAACTGATGCCACTATTGACCAGATGGCTAATGACCAGGTCGATCCTAAGACCGTTCATTTATTAAAGAAAGAGAGAACAGCTTATCTCATGCGTAAAAAAGATCCTACACCAGAACAACTACGGATGCTCACGGTAGAAGGTCAAAACGAATTACTTGGATTATCTGATAGAGTGATTGATGAGTATGATCCAAATGGGGAAGCTGGTGACATTAATTATGCGAGGGCTAAAACATTCATTTCTCAGATTCAAAACAAGTATTTGCAAAAAGAAAAATTTAATGAACTAGATGCCAAGCGTAACGGTAAAGATGCTGAGATCAAGACTATTGGAGATTGGATGAAAACTCAAGCGAAAGAGGATGTCGCGGCTGGTGTTTTTGGTAAAGCGACTGAAGCTAAACAGAAAGTCCAGACTTTTAGAGATAAACTTGATCACGGCTTTTTTGATAATATTGATGAGTTAGAATCACTAGGTATTGATGAAGGACAGATTGAAGATATAATGGACGAAGATTCATACGCTGATAAAGTAAAAATGTTTCAAGAAGTATATGCCGAAAGACCTAATCAAGTTTATGCTGAACAGTCTGTTTTAGATTTAGGTTTAGCATTTTCAAAACTAAAAGAAGGTAATTTAGATAGCATTTATTCCGAAGAGGATGATGATGATTCTATTCGTCAATCTACGGAATCTCAACGTGTGATCGATGGTAAGGCAGGAGCATTACAGCGCGAGATCGACAAGTTCATCAAGTCTCAAGGTGGTGAAATCAATATGAAAGACGCGGCTGATTTTCTTAAATTACATAAGGTCAATATCGCATCGGGTGAAACGGATGAAACTTGGGAGGCTATCCCAGAAAGGCCAGAAGGATTCTTGCCTAGCTACAATCCAGCAGAAAGCGAGTTTAATAATAGTGAATTATTGAATTATCTAGGTGATGTTAATAATGGAGGCGCGGGTAATGTTGCGCCACCTATTATTGATCTTCCTACTAACCGCGGGGTCGTTGATCCACAAACAGGATCAGCTAGAGGATTAGCATCGACTTACTGGGGTGATGGTAAAGATGATAATGGCATGACTAGCGTAGGTATATCTCGTAGTAAAGCACCATGGTTTGTTGATGATGGTAAACCTACGGTAGCTCTTGCACCTGAAACAGCAAAGGCTATGGGATTATCACTCCCTAAAAAACAGAAGGATGGGACATGGGATACAAGCAATAGTGAATTAGTAGTGACGATTGGCATGAAATCTGTAACATCGGTTTATGCAGAGAATGGCATGTATAAGAATCCAGCTAGTTTTAATAAGCTAGTTGATCTATCCGAGCAATTTCAAGATGTAGCTGGAGTCAAAAAAGGAGAAACACTCAAGGACGTTAGAATTAGAAAAATCACAAAATAATGGCAATCACAATCACAAATCAAGGAGACATCGAGGAAGTCGAGAAGGATGAACTAATCTCAACTGAACCAATCAATGATGGGGTGATGACTCCTAATAACCCGATTGAGGTAACACCAGTGAATCCACTTGAGTTAAAAGCTCAAGACATGGGGAATCCACTAGAGCAAGAGCTTGTCCGTCCTGCTATCGAGGCAGAGCAGGAATATCAGAACCAAGTTTTTGAGACTCGCGCTAAGAATAGACAGACTACTGATCGCATTTCATTGGATATTTCTAAATGGAAAACTGACAAGGCTGATGATGTAAAGGAAATGATGCTTGTAAAGGGTGTGATTAAGACTGAGTTTGATCGCGATTCTGATTCTGTTTCAACGTATCAATTTAACCGGGCGATGGCTTCAAAGTCTCTATTTGGTGAAGAGATCAACGATGATAAGCAATTTGTCGCAAAGCTAAAAGAACGCGCGGAGGTTCAGCGCGATACGGATGATTATCGGAAAGCGTTTGCTAAAAGTTCTATTCTGAAAGTGCTAACACTAGGGAAATTTTCTGATGTGAGTGAAGAGACGGCTTCGCACGTAGGTAGTAAATACGTTCCAGACTCACGGACTCGCAAAGTATTTGATAGGATTCAAAGTAATATCGAGAAAGAGTTGAGTTCAAAGGGTGTTGAAATGTTGGCTGGAGTATTTGAAGGATTCAAAGCTAAGGACCGCGCTGGATTCATGGATGACACTAGATCGATGTGGAAGGTCCTTGATAAAGATCAACGTGATTATGCCGCGAGAACACTAGGGTTTATGGCCCGCAATCTTAAAAGCCAAAAAGAGAGGGATGATTTCTTCGAGTATCTAGGAGAGTCGATGCGTGGAGTGGCTAGTATTGGGCGTTCCGTTGGTAATGTTATTGAAAGATCAGATGCTTTTTTAAGGAATAATAGCTCTGATGCAAAAAGAGAAGAACATACAAGGATTGTTGCTAATATTGAGCAACAATATGAAAGAGGTCACATGTCAAAAGAGACTTATGATAAACGAATGGAGCGAGCGGGTAGGGCTAGTCGTGAGATTTACTCTCTGAAAGAAGATGCTGAAAATGCTCAAACAAAAGTTCTTGAAAATGATTTTGTTGAACAAGTAATTAGAAGTTACGAGAATGAATATGATCCAACTGAGTTCTACACTAAAGATAAAACTGTTTTTGGTGTAATCGAGCGAGGTTTACATTCTGCTCCAGCGGCTATGTCAACGACTTTTGTAGCAATGATACCATACGCTGGTTTGCCTTTGGTTAGCGGTATTATGTTTGATCAAGCAAAAAACGATCTCAATCAATCAATGTTTGATCAAGGCATTAATCTTGAGGAATCTACTAAGGCGACAGATAAATATTCATTCATGATCATGATTCCTAACACCTTCTTTGAGAGGGCTGGAGCTAAAGGATTCACTGGTGGGAAATTTAGCCCGATAAGCTGGGTAGAGAAAAAAGCGTTTAAGAAAATTTCTAGTAACTTATTCACAAAGGCTCTAATCCGTAATGCGGGTGAGACTGTGACTGAATTGACTCAGGGAATATGGGAGAACGTAGTTAAAGACTACGCTGCAAGCATGGATGAAAGATTCCCTGATATAAAATTCTCAGGAGAAGGTGGCGTGTTTGATGGGTATGCTTACACTATTTTAGAAACTGCGGTGGCGGTAGCTCCTATGTCTGGAATATCTGCGGGATTGGTTAAGACTAGCGAGATCGCTGGGATCGTTGAGCAGATGGATGAACTAGTTATCGAGGCTTCTGGTTACGATCTTGAGGCAGCGAGAGAGCTAGTGAAAGCTAAAGGCACACTAGGCGAAGATGCGGCGGCACAAGCGTTTAGGAAGAACTATGATCCTAATTCTGAGAAATCTAGGCTGGCAGTTGATAGCTTAAATATCAAAATTAATGAACACAAAGTAGCTGTTGATGAGTTAACAAACTTAGGGATGCTTCCAAGTTTTAAGATGAACGAGGAAGGAAAGGTTGAAGTTTATGACGAATATGAAGGTGAATTGATAGGAACTGCCGACAACCACCTGGAGGCGCAGCCTATTATTGAGAACTATTTAAAAGAGAAAGAGGTATCTGCGGATAATTTTACAGATTACGTGATGTCGATGCTTGGATCTGCTGATGAGCAAAGGCGTGAAAAGAAGTCACAAGGATATTCTGAGCGATACAATCTGAGACTAGGTGATAAGCTGACAGTTGAAGACGCGATTAAGTCTATGCCTCAACATGAGGCGCGCATTTTAGAAGAAGTAGCTTTATATGAAAAACAACATGGCGGTAACGGTAAAATCACACTGGCGGTCAATGGCTTCTCACAGACTGAATACGAGGACAACCAAAGAATAGTCACGAATAACCTGTTTGCGGGTTCAAGCCCGCTGACGGTCATTCATGAGTCCACTCACGGGGCATTTAGACGAGCTCTCGATAGCGGGGCGATGAATCAGGAAGAAGCAATTAGGTTTTTCCGCATGGCCGATGGTCAGATCGGAGATAAAGGCCAGAAGTTTCTCAAGTCCACCGAGGATAGTGATGTTTCATTTACTGAACTAGATGAGGCAGTTTCTGAGTTCATGGAATCTGAAGTATTGAGAACCCGGCAAGGCGTGGCTTCTACATTCACCAGCGTATTGCGCGAAGGCTTGAAGGATGCGGTCACAAATGATGCTGACGCTAAGATCATCGGCAAGTTCAAGGCATTTGCTAAAGCGGTCGGAGCATCGTTTAGAGTGGCGCTCACAAGGGCTGCTTACATGAACAGGGCGATCAAGAAGGGTTTAATCGATGAAAAGGATGTCGATGAGTTCAGAGCGAAGCTACAACAGACCAGCGGCCAGGAAGAATTTAATAGAGAGGTCGAGCAGGAATATGCTGAACTGACGAAGGACCAAGAGCAAGCATTGAAAGATTTTCAGCCTACTGAGGATGTGCCGTTTAGTCTTGGTTGGAATCCTATGGAGTATCAGCGAGTAATGCCCAGAGATTTATTTAATGAGGCTAAGACACTTTCAATGCATAAGAAGCTGGTGGAAGATTTCAATCAAGGCAAACTTCCAGAGGGTTTTGAAATCCAGTTAAATGAAGAGAGTTTAGATATTGGTTTATCAGAGGATGGAGAATTATTCTTGCAAGATTTTGAAATATCATTTGATGGTGAACCGATAACAGTCACAGTCCCTTATAACTCAGGAAAAGAGACAAAATACCCGATGGAGTTCACAGCAGAGGGAATAGATGTTTGGGGTGTTCCAGTGTATGAGCAAGATGGAACATTTGACAGTGAGTTTGTGGAAGCATTTGGGGATAACTTGTCCACACCAGATGAATCAATTAATCTTAATGGAACATGGGATGAAGCTAATAACTTCATGACTCAGTTAGGTATTGTTGGTTTAATGGAGGTTGACGGGAAACTATCAGATGATTTTAAGTTTGATCTTAATGAACTGGAGAAAGGTTTTCAACTGGAAGATGATGGCGGTTCTTATCGATCAGAAAATCTTGATGCCTCCATCAATGGCGAAGTAGTTGATTTCTATATGAGCTTCAGTGATGGTAAGCTAAAGTTTTCTCATAAAGATCAAGTAGGCGATGTTCTGAGTGGATCCAGAGGGATGAGTGAGGAATTTAAGTCATTAGTAGGTAGAGACACAAGCGCCAGCTTCTCTATCTCCCCAGAGCAAGACGCAAGCTACATGCAAGCGGTAGAGTCTGGAGACGTAGCTGCCCAGCAAGCGATGGTGGACGAGGCGGCTAAGGCGGCAGGGTTTGATTCTGATTTTTACCATGGGACTGATGATGAAATAAATACGTTTAACCCAGAAAAAGGTAGTCGTGGTAATAGGAATGAAAGTGGGTTTGTTGGATTTGTTACAAAAAAAGAAGATGCTGCATCGGTTTACGGACAAGCAATAAAGGTAGCTATTAAGCATGATAACACACTCAGCCTTGATGATGCTGATTTAGCTATTAAAGAATACGCAAAGGATAATGGATACAACCAAGAGCGGGAAGATGATGGGGATGGATCTTCGTGGAGATTACCATCTGTTAATGACCCTGACGATTCATTTGAGGGTGAATACTCTGATGAATTAGTTCCTTCATGGGAGTTTAATGAAGCCCTCATAGCTAAATCTAAGGAAGTGGGAGCTGATTCATTTGTAACATGGGACGGATCGGGGGATGCCCTTACATTAGCGTTCCTTAACCCAAACCAGATCAAAAGCGCAGAGCCAGTAACCTACGACGCATCAGGCGAGGTGATACCACTAAGTCAGAGGTTCGATCAAGGGAAGGATTCTATCAGTTTCTCTATCGGTATGGTGGAAGCTAGGACAGAAGGCGGGGCGCAATGGAGTCAACCGATACTAAGGATTTCACAGAAGGAAATGCTAGCGCAAGGCGCTGACGGTCATTTAAGGCAAGCGTTCAAGGCTCAGATCCCACTTGATAAGATTATGGGGCATGAACCTACTCCGGCAAACTACTACGAAGAAGATGGTAAGTATAAAGCGGGTAAAGAAATCACGCAACCTATCGAAGTTTTATGGGACAAAGATCAAGGTGGATTCATGCTCTACGGTGGAAATCACAGGGTCGCGCAAGCAGAGGCTAATGGTGATAAAATGATCACGGCTTTTGTTGAAGTGCCTATGAATAAACCATCATTCTCACTATCAGAAACTAACATTGCTGATGAATTGATCAGAAACGCCACTGGAAGAGGTAAGTCGCCAGAAGCCCGCGTTATGATCATGAATGATCTAGCCGCGCGTGTGGAGGCTCTCAAGCGTGATAAAGACATCATGAAGCGTGCATTTGGTAAAGACTACGTTCAGAAAGCTAATCCAGATAAACGTACCAAGAAATCTATACAGAAAGAATCAGCGATGATCGAAGCGCTCAGGCGTGAAGAACTAGAGGATCAAGTTTATGCTGAGAACTATATCCTGGAGGCAGAAGAATTGACTAAGCTAAAAGAACAGCCTATCCACGAATATTTATCGAGTCCATCTAGCCCATTGAAAGGTCAACTCATGTCAGTTTCTGAGGCGATGAAGCAAGGCAAGTATGATCCTAAAAATCATGGTGATTATAATGGGGCTGGTGGCGCATCTAAAACTCTATTTGGTGGGACGTTGATGCCAGATCAAGCAGCTCAAGAGCTGGCTGATCTGGGGCTGATTAAAGATCCTTACGTTGATACAATGTGGGAGGCTCTGGAGAAAGAGCAATTTTCGGTTACTGATCGTAAAGAGGATCTAGCCAAAGCAAAGAAAAAGCTAAAGGATGCAAGGGCATTAGCTAAGTCTGAAGCTAAAGAGTGGGCTGATGCCACGATAAAAGAGCAAAACAAGATTCATAATCCACTAGCGACCGTGAGGCGATCACTAGCGATGCTAGATGCTATCCTTATGGCTTTACCTGTTGAGCTCAGGGGCAAGGTCGGTGGGCATACTCAGCTATCTAAGATCGGGACTAACGAGAAGCGGTTAGAGTTTTTTGAGAAAAGATTAGAGAAAGCTGATGTTGTTATTGAGCAGTGGCAGAAAAAAGAAATAACAAAGCAGATTGATAAATTATTCTCAAGGGCTGGGTTAGATGTCACGGCTAAGGGCGTGAAGATGAAGAAGACTGGCAAAGGTGTTCCCAAATCTAGCCTTCCTGCTGAGTTCACAGATAGAGCCGTGGTGATAGCGAAATTATCCAAGCTCTCACAAGAAGAAGTCGATACTAGGATTACTAATATTGCTGAAGCTCTCGATAAGACTGATAAGCAAGTTGAGGTTGATTTGATAGGATTTGGAAATATCGCTGGTCAAAGCGCGGCTTCACTCACTAGTTTCTTTGAGAATCTGAACAGCGTTGTTAAAACTGGTAAGACCATCAAGGAGTTCAAGGATGCTGAATTTAAAGAGCAACTTGACGAGATCAAGGCGATAATGAATAAAGATATTACTGGAGGAGCTGGTAGGATGCTATCATCTAAAGCGAAACTAAAAGCTAAAAAACAAAAGAAATTCAAGGCGTTATCAGCATTCCATAGAAAAAACGTGGCATGGGAATGGCTTATTAATGGTCTAGCTAGAGAGAATAAAGATGCTGGGACACTGGATAGCGAGACTCATAATAGACTTGCTAGAATGGTTCATGTTGCTACTCACTCAGAGAAAAGAATGAATGCTGGATTACAGGAAGAATACCGAGAATTTCTTTCATACATTTTCGGTGGTCTTAAAGGCACGAAACTTACTGATGCTATTTCTGAAATGATGGAAGAGGTTCAGACTAAAGTGATGCGCGTAGATTATTTAGGTAATGGAGCGTTCTCTATGAAGAAAGCTAAAGCATCAAACATTCAAGCGGTCATCGAAGGTAGAGCCGATTCTGAAAAATTAGGATTTAACAGCGCTGAAATAGAAAATGCTAAGATCGAATATGAAAGACTAAAAGAGAAAGCAGGAGGCAAATTAGATGGTAGCCGGATAATCAACTACGAGTCTCCAAATGTCGGTCAATCTGATGCGTTAATATTATCTCAAAGCCAGGCTATTTATTTGACAATGATGTTCAAGCAGGATGGCATTAGAGAGTCAATGATCCACGAAGGATATACTGAAGAGACAATGAAGCAGATGGAAGATTTCTTATCTGATGAATCTCTACAGGTTCGGGACTGGATGGCGCAACAATATAAAGACAATCACGCTGTAGTGAATGAAGTGTTCAAGGAACAGAATGGAGTGAGTTTGCCTATCATTGATAATTACTCTCCAGTTCGTAGATTGACTGATGGTTCAGCAAATGATTTAGAGATCGATTCTCATGGTGGCACAGCGATGTCAACGAATCCTAATTTCACGATCAGCCGGGTTAAAAACTTTGCTGAAGTAGATCAGAAAGCAGATGCTTTATCAGTCTATATGCAACACATGGTTCAAACTAATCACTATGTTACCTGGGCGAAGCCAACAAAAATACTTCGATCAGTTTTCTCTGATAAGACAGTGAAGAAAAACATCGAGGACTATGCTGGAGGATCACTTCTTTCAATTATTAATGAGCGGGTTCAGTGGTTTGCTGATGGTGGTAACAGAAAGGCAATGCATATGGCTACTCTGGATAAAATGCGTGCTGCTCACACCTACGGTTCACTAGCATTTAACTGGCAAGTCGGGGTGAAGCAGTTGACATCGTTGCCAGCATTTGCTTTCGATATGGGATTTGGAGATTTCGCAAAATACCAAACTCAGTTCTTGAAGAATCCTATCGATAACGCTAAGGCTATGATGGGGACTGACTACGTTAGAACGCGATTCAAAGAAGGTTATGAGCGCGATGTGATGGAAGGTCTAAAACAAGAAGGCGGTAAGATCCTTAAAGGATTACAGATGGGGATGATGTTCGGTAAGGTAGGTGACATCATGCCAGTGATAATAGGTGGTTGGATGGCTAAGCAGAGATCATACGATAGGGCTATCGCTGAAGGTTTGAGTGAGTCCGAGGCTGAACCTAGATCGATTATTGATTTTGAAATGACAGTTGATCGAGCACAGCAAGCAGGTGACTTGAAAGATTTATCAAGTTTCCAGGGTGGAGGATCATTCTTCAAGTTATTCACGATGTATAAGACATCACCGAGGCAGTATTACGCGAACGTTTATGAATCTATGCTGGATGCTAAGGCAGGGAAGACCGGAGCGGGTAAAGAATTTGCGAGGCGCTTGATGATTGGGCAAATAGTTCTACCGCTTACTTTCCAGTTTGTCAGTGATCTACTCAAGATGCCTTTCGAGGATGATGATGAAGAATTAGAGGGATCAGATTACCTTCGCGCGATGCTCATGGGGCCGCTCAATGGTCTATTCATTGCTGGTGATTTTGCTGAGTTAACTTTCTCAGGAATTGCAGATGCTAAGATTTGGTCTGAAACTTTCACGATTATGGATGGCGCGACTAAAGCATCTTATGGTATGCAAGATTTCTGGGATGGAAACTTTGTTGAGGGAATAGATAATGTTGCGCGAGGTGTTGGTAAGACTCTACCTGGAGGCTTTACCTATTACGAAATCGCTCGTAAACAAAGTGATCAATACTTCGGGAAAGTTGAATTTGATAAGGACTAATTTTGGTGAAAATAAAATAAAGTGACATTTATTAAAGATTTATCTTGCGTAACAAAAGAAGCAGGTGTATTCCTGTTTCACCATGAAGATAATCAGAGTAACAGACAAAGCGCATCAAAGCGTAAAATTGGCCGCAGTTAAGGCGGGAGTAACGACAAGCGATATGGCATCACACCTTATTATTGAGGCTGACCATCTTCTTAGCGACGGTAAATTATGTATTCCTAAACCAAAAGGAGGGCAATCATAATGGTCAAGTTCGATTTACCTAGAGGCTACTCACTAATCCTGATTGGATATGATAATGCCGCGACTAGCTCCCATGAGTGGAGAGTCGAAGATGCTCATCAAGTTTGTCATACTGGTGGCGATCTTACTAGAGAGCTACCTGCCATCATTACTGATATTTGCCGCGGACAAAGTCCATGGGGTAAAGCTGTATATGACGATCAATCATTTGATAACTTCATCGCTTACACTATCGCGCTTCTCATGATCGAGGTGGCAAAGTTAATGGATCATTACAATGATTTATTGGTGAGTGCTTCAAGTATAGGGTGCGGTCTTAATATTAGAGAGGCGGTGCTATAATGCCTGCTTACGTGCCATTCCTCGTATTTGCGGCCTTTATAGGTTTATTTCTGACAATAATAATCATGGCTTTTAAGGCAGCGTCTCGTGAAGATAAAAGGATCAATCGAATGATTAAGCGTAGAGCTTATAGGACGGTTGATATTAAAAAAGATTTTAGGAGGGCTGGTAAATAATGAAATACGATGTCCAATTAAATATTGTTAACCAGCCATGTCTCGAAACTTTATCACGTGATCTAAGCGAGAAAATAGGAGGATGGACGGCCTTTGTTAGCCTTAAATCCAAGACTTTTAAAGCTGATAGATCAGGATCTGAATTCATGATTTCCTTGTTTTTCGGAGCGCAGATAGTGACTCAAGAGTGCGGTCCCGAGTTGCATTCTTTGGCGGTGGAATCGCTGATTAAATATGAAGAAATCATAGACACCCCAAAAAAATGGGTACGGTAATCGATGAGGATATGCACCGCCAAGCGATTAAAGGCCTCAGTGATCACGCGCTAGCTTGCATTGTCAGAGATTTAAGCTACGCACAATGGGGTCACATGAAGGAGCGCCGCCGGGTGGCGATGCTCATATTACGAGAAAGAAAGAAGTAAATTAATTAGAAAAACACAATGGATAAACAAGAATTAGCGGTCAATCCGCAAACACAGACAGGAATCAGCGTATTTGATTCGGGTGCATTTGAACAAATGTGGGCGGTAGCTGATGCAATCGCACAATCTAGCCTAGTGCCAGTATCGCTACAAGGTAAGACTCCACAGGAAACAAAAGCTAACTGCCTAAGAGTAGTTGAACAGTCTCAGCGTTGGGGGTTCTCTCCGTTCGCTGTGCTTGATTGCGCCTCAGTGGTGCATGGGAAATTAATGTGGGAAGGCAAACTCGTATCTGCCGCTGTATCGGCATTACTTGGGTTTAGACTTGATTACAAGTATTCTGGCAGTGGTCAGAATCTGACGGTCATCGTGAGTGGTAAATTTCCCGATGAGGAAGAAGCGAGGACGGTGCAAGGTAGTGTTGCAGATTGGAAAACCACAGGCAAAGGATCACCGTGGGATAAGACTAGCCAGCATGAGCAGATGCTCGCTTACCGTGGGGCGAGAGAGTGGGCGAGAAGACATTCACCTGGGACTATCCTTGGTGTTTACTCACCTGATGAGTTTGATGAGTCTGAGACGCGCAATGTGACTCCAGCCAGTAGAGGATTACAAGAGCGTGAAGTTAAGATTGATCCAAAAGCTAAAGAAGCAGAGGCAGCCAAGGAGAAAGAAACCACCGTAGCAGAGCCCGAAGGTAGACAGAAAAAGAAGCGTTATACCACCGCCGCGAAAATGGTGAGCGTGGTCGAAAAAAGCACCGAAAAAGGCAAGGTTTTCTTTGTGATAACCTTAGATAATGGTCAAAAGACATCGGACCTCATTACTTTTAGCCAGACTCAGGGAAAAAATCTCAGGGAGTTGGATAAAGGCACGATGCTCGATATAGTCTTTACTGCATCGGAGAAAGGTCAGTTGAGCTTAGAATCTTACGAGATAGCAGGAAATGAATCTGAAGAAGGAGGGCTAGTCTAATGAAAAATCAAGAATTAGAAGTAGTGCCAACCGCTACAACCGCTTTGACTATCGCTGTGAAAGGTGAAGTGCTGAGCTCAAACTTTGTGGATTACGAGAAATTTGTCATCGCTAGGGTTGAGTCTGTAAACGTGAACCTAAAAACTCCAGAGGATGTAGAGCAGGGCAAACTTGATAGCAAAGAATTGAAGGCATTTGTGGCTGACCTCGATGAGAAGGCTGACAATGCTTACAAGGAATTGAACCAGGTCTATATGCTCATGCAAGGTATTAAGCGACTAAAAGGATCTGCCGATGAGAAGCGTATTGCGATCGATCGTAAGGTCAAAGAGATTTCCGCGAAGATTAAGCAGGATTTAATCGATGCTGGCATTGCTAATCTTGAGTTAAATACTCCTGCAAATCGCCTCGCTGTGAAAAACGCAACTAATCGCAAAAGCTCACCACTTAAAATGAGTGAGGCGATTGACGATGTAGTTGGGTCAATCAACCTAGCAGTTCAGAGCAACCGTAAAGCCATCGATGCTTGCAAAGAAAAGCATGGTGACGCGATTGGCTACGATGAGCACACGTTGCTTTGCATGACTCCAGAAATGCTAGTTGTGGAGCTAGAGCGTAGGATTGAGCGCCAAGCTCAGGCTGTGGAGAAGGCGAAGCTACAAGCGAAGCTAGACGCAGAAAAGATAGCTAAGGATGAAGCGGAGGCCATAGCTAGGCAGAATGAGCGAGATATGTTTAAGCCAAGCGAGGGGGTAAATAAGACAAGCAGTGAAATCGTTGATACCCCTAGCGTTAAAGCTCCTGAACCAGAGATTGAGACAGTACAAGCTAAGACAGAAAACGAAACCGCTGAGCAGGAAATGGAGAGATTCATGGAGGTAGTGCCAAGCGCATTTGCTCCAGTCAAGGCAGCTAGATCAGCATTAAAACACCCAGAAAACATTGAGGCCGCGGGCGAGTTCGCTCAGTCTCTCGGTGCGGCATGGAACAAACTAAAAACACCAACTAAATAATAAGATGAAAATCTATACAGAAATCCACCAAGACCATGAAGCATGGCACGAAATGAGAAGCATTAAAGCCACCGCTTCCGAGTTTGGTAAGATATACACTGGAGGCGGGAAAGTATCTGCTCAGCGCGAACCGTATATGAGAAAGTGCGCTATCGCTAGAGAGTTCAAGATGCCAGAATGGTCTGGGAATCGTGCGACTGATAGAGGGCATGAGCTTGAGCCAGTGGCTAGGGATCTATTCAGAGAGTTATCTGGATTGGATGTGAGAGAGGTAGCATTCGTTGAGCATGAGAATGGTCTTTGCGGTGGTTCTCCGGATGGTCTTATCTACGCTCCTGATGACACTTTAGTATCTGGTTTAGAAATCAAGTGCTATAATTACGACAAGCACATGGGTATATTATCTAAGCGAGTTCTACCTACTGAGAATAAGCCACAAGTTCACGGAGCTATGTTTTTAGCTAAGGTTGATTCATGGCAGTTTATGCCTTACAACGATAAGGCAATGCCATTTGATCACTGTGTTATCGAGACTACTCCTGACAGCTACACGGACAATTTGGAAAACGAGGTAATGCAATTCTGCGAAGAGCTAGATAGAAGGGCTGATGAGTTTATCAGTGACTTTAGAAAAAGCATGGATGGTCAATCGATGCGTCTCGCGATGCCAGCACTATTCAAGAAACTCGAAGAGGGCAGCATAATCTAACCAACAGTGGGCAGCGCATACTTATCACGCTGATTAAAACTAAAACACATGAAACTATGAAAATAATAAAGAAAACAAAAGTAAATATACAATTAACAGAAGACGAAGCTCACGCCTTAATGACTGCGCTAGGCGAAATAAGCCATTGTCAACACATCGCGAACGGACTGACAGAAAAACAGTCTAGTATGGTTTCTGATTTATATTTTGAGATGACCGATAACAAAGATCAATCTTAAAACACAAAAATATGAACACAATAAAACTAGAAAAAGGAGATACATTCGAGGACTCAGACGAGGGTGTGATGGCTGAAAGCGTTCACGCTGATGGCATTGAGGAATCTTATTTTCCTTATTTAATACAACAAGAAAACAAACAAATCCCCGATGTACTATTCGAGATAGAGGATTCTATCTCGCCACGTAGCCAGTGGGAAAGAAAGAATGAAATACACGTCAACTTTAACTCAAAGGTAAATGCCGAAATTTCTTGGCTTGCTCTAATTGGCGATATTGATGAGAATGCTTTTTACAACGAATTCTCCCCTGATGCTGGACTAGGGGAGACTCGACAAGCAGCCATCGATGACCTGGTGCTAAAGACAGAAATCAAGTCATTTGAAGAAACTCAACTAGATGGGGAACAAGCATGATCAGCATATTCGTAAAAGGAGAAGTAAAGGCTCAGCCTAGACCAAAGGCTAGACGCATGGTGCAGCGCATCGCTATCTATACACCACCTACCGCAAAGGGCTGGAAAGAGGCGGTTATGAGAGCTGCCCGGCCATACAAGGGCAGATTTGAAAAAGGTGAAGCGCTACAAGTTGACATGTGTTTTTACTTAGTTAGGCCTAAATCTCATTACAAAAATAATGGCGAACTGAGAAAAAGTATTTGTCTCTATCACGTCCAAAAACCAGACTTTGATAATCTAGCAAAGGCTGTATGTGATGCTATAGATGACGCTGGCGTTTGGCATGATGATAGCCAGATTATCACTAGCAAAATATCCAAATATTGGGTCAGATCGGAAGGCGGATGCCAGATAGAAATAAGTAAAATAGGATAATATGAAAACCGATAAACTAGACATCAGGAACATGGATACTTACCAGACGATTTCAGCTTTTAAACAACGAAAAAACATGAAGATTTAATTTGACAACACATCGGTGCTGGCGTTTACTGCGCCTGTAACCAACTTGACAGGACGGATGCAAACATAATTTTCATCGCACCCATAACGCTTAGACCGTCCTGTCAGACTATCTTTACTAAGCGTTATGGGTCTTTTACTTTACAGAATTATGAATGACATAGAACAGAAAGACTTCGGCAAATACAGGAAGGACTACACCTAATGGCAGGAGATTGGATAAAGGTAGAGCATGTCACACCAGATAAGCCAGAAGTGGTGAATATGGCGGATATGCTCGGAATAGATCAGGACGCCGTGACAGGCAAGCTCCTCCGTCTTTGGATTTGGGCAGATCAAAATTCTTTAGATGGTTGCGCTTTGAGTGTAACAAAAGCGTTTATCAACCGTATCGTTTTTTGCAACGGATTTGCAACGGCACTAGAAAAGGTCGGGTGGCTAAATACGGAAGAGGGCATTTTACACCTTCCCAACTTTACTCGTCATAATGGTGTAACAGCTAAAAAACGTTCTGATAGCAACAGGCGCATGACTAAATCAAGGGATAAGAAGAAAAACGGTTGCGCTAATGTTGCGCTCGGAGTGCAACAAAAAGCGCAACCAGAGAAGAGAAGAGAAGAGAAGAGTAAAAAGGAGGCTATCGCCTCTTGTCCGAAAACGGACGATAAATTGCCTATTCTGGCTGAATTATGGAAAAGATCACCAGCCAAATCAAGGGAGAGATCAAGCAAGGTTAAGGTATTCAATGCTTGGCAGAAGATAAAAAAATCAGAACAGCCAGACGAAGGTGACTTATTTATCGCTATAGACGCTTGGTCTGACTCTGAAAAATGGACGACAGGATTCGCTGAGGGTCTCCATATATGGATTAACGACAGACAATGGGAAAACCTGCCCGAAGCATCGGGGAAGCCCAAGCTAAACCACGGCAGAGTAGGGACTAAGGAAAAAATCGACTTATTTTAATATTATGAAAGTCCTCGACACGCACATGGGGAGCGGTAGCATAGCCATAGCAGCGCATTACGCTGGAATCCATCTAACGGCTTGCGAACTCGATGAGGACTACTTTGACGCGGGGTGCGCTAGAGTCCACAGGGAAACATCACAAACAACACTGAAACTATGAAAATGAATTGTAAATGCGGTAATGAATTTGACTCAGGCGGTTTAACGCTGGACGACTTCGAGCGATATGGATGTGAACCACTGTGCGATACTTGCGAAGTCATCGAGAAACAACAGCAAGAACGCGCTTTGAAGATCAGGAGGGGTAAGGAGCTTTATGAAAGAGAGATAGAGCTAGAATTTAGACTGACTGATAAAACTCATGAAGGATATTCTGTGAATCTTGAAAAATCGGTTTTTGAATATGACAGGGCGCATCGATCAAGCATTGGGATCATCGGTAGGTCAGGGGTGAGTAAAAGCCGTGTCCTGGCGATGCTGGCGAGAGACTTTGCATGGCGAGGATTAGATTTTATGTGGATCAACGCTACGACCTTTCGGAAAGCGTGTGATACTGAGTTTGACGATGACTTAGGTTATTTTTCTAGGAAGCTACTCTCCAGGGCTAAAAAAGTGAATAACTTATTTTTTGATGATATTGGCTCGCTTGACGGAACGAAGGGAGTGACGAAAAATCTCCATGAACTACTTGAATTTAGAGGTAATAAGATGCTACCGATGTATTGGACATCAAACGAATCAGCAGAAGAGATGTTAACCTCGCTACCCATGAAGACTAGGGAACGCTTAGTGTCAAGAATCGAAGGAAAAAGCCACGTGATCAACGTATAAATAAAATAAATGTAAATAATCACGCTTTTTATTTGACTAATGATAAAAATCACGCATAGTAACTACATCAAAGGCAACGAAGCCACGATAAACCAAACTAAATCATGAAAACAACTATATTTCAAACATCAGAAGAAGCGTTAGAATCACTAATGCTTATTATTAATAAAATTGAAGCCACTCTTTCTTGTGGGATATTCGCATGTGAAGCAATGGGATCATTGGTTATAGAGTTCGCTAGCTCTACCAATAAAGGGGATGAAGATAAGGAGAAAGCTAAGGAAATGGTAGGAAAGTGGATGAATGAAAACAATATAGGCTTAGAGCATAAAGCTGACGCATTCAGATCACCTATCCATACAGATTGGGCGATTGAATCTAACTGGTGGACTACCGAGGAATTTGAATAATGACCGCAAAGAAATACAAAAAGCTAAGAAAGTCTCTAGGCACTCAGCGAGAAGTAGCTGAGCTGCTTGGAGTCACAAGAGGTCTCATAGGTCTACGAGAGACCCGTAAAGCTAACATCACGATGGAAGCTAGCATAGCCATGCTCAGCATCATTAAAATTAACGAAAAACAATCATGAAATACACAATAAAATGAAACTTAGAAAAACAATAAATGTAATCAATCAGGCTATCGAGCTAAACATGACTCAACCAATACTGGCGATCACGCTGATGCTCACTGAATACAAGGTGGCCCCGATAGTAGAGATCGCGGGAATCCTTAATAATTGTCAAAATAATGTAGGAGTGACGATTAAGAAAATGGAGCGCAGCGGGTTGATTGAGATCCACTCAGAAAAGACCAAAGGAGCGAATGGGCATGATCTGAAACAATACACGCTCACAAGCATGGGGAAAAGGACATCTGCCAGATTACTCAAAGAAGGCCATAAGAGCGTGATGAGTCCGCTTAACTACATAATCAAGTCAACTGCTGCGGGAATCGGCTTACTCGATCTGAGGGTAATGCTGCACCTAGCTGAAGCAAATCAAGGTAGCGCCGCAGAGATCAACAGCAGATTTACCGGATCGGTAATAACATTGGCTCGACGCTTAAATACGATGACTTGTGATGGTAAATTAGACAGGATCACGGTAAATAACGTTAATTATTATAGGCTCAGCTCTTATGGTGAGAGAGTCACATTAAAGATTCTGGGAATCAAAACCCCTGCTACTGTTTAATTATTATGACTCAAAACGTAAATACACCCAGAGAATCGGATACTGCGATTTGTTCGCCTTTTGTTGTTGGTGATCCCGTTGACATCTCTCGCTGGAATCAAGCGACGAATAAAGGGAGCGGCATCGGTGACACTGGAATAGTCGTGAGAGTGTGGCGAGATAAATGCTCGTCTGGAATAATGATAAAAGTAAGAGGCAAAGGGACTGTAGAAATTGACTCTCAATGGGCATCCCACCTTTAGCCTAACGCCAAAGCATAGGTGCGCCGTAGGCGTTAGGTAATCTGATTTGTTCGTTTTGCATTTAATTAGAGAAAAGTGAATAAAGATTGAAATAAAGGTTGCGTTAAATCAAACAGCGTGCATAATAGGGACATGACAAACCAAAAGAGAGAGATCAAGTTCAGTGTAACAAAAGCAGGTCAAATTCAAGCTTTTGAATATAAAAGGAATCAAGCCCGTTGGATGAGATTAAAACTAAGTGACGCTGAAACAGCAGTGGCTAACGGAGAAGCTAAAGTATATGAGCCAAGAGCAAACAACATCTACTAGAGGAGGGTCCCGCAAAGGGGCGGGGCGAAAGCCTCGCATCGGGGCGAAGGTCAAGAAGACTATAGGACTAGAGCAAGATGTCTGGGATCTGATAGACTCAGCAAGAGCCAAGGATGGACTCAGTAGACCTAAACAGATTGAGAAATGGGCTAGAGGTGGAGATCTTTAAACGAACGTCTAAGAACACCGCCACCACCCACAGAGGCGGATAAACCAAACAACCAACTAATAACCTAACAACCCAGAAGACACGCCGTGGTGGCCGAGTGCTTCGTTTGTTATCCACTATAATTATGAACATTAAAGAACTTAAAGAAAAAATAAAAGACTTACCAGACGAAATGACCGTAGCACAGCATCATCCAGATGATTGGTCTGCTGGTGAAATATGTCATATAGCCACAGTTATAGTCGATATCAGGGAATTAAACTTACTGACACACAGGTGGGAATTAGTGAAAAAGAGAAGTCTTTTTATTGGCGATAAATGCAAGGAGACAAAAGAGATATTGCTCATAGGATAACGTCTCAGCATAGGTGCGCCGTAGGCGTTATCTGCTCTGATTTGTTCGTTTTGGATTTAATTTGAGAAAAGTGAAGAAACATTGAAATAGTGCTAGACATAAATCAAATCAAGTGCATAATAAGGACATGACAAACCAAACACAACAACTAATCGGTAAGGAAATATTCAAAATTGAATCAACAAAAAAGGCGAGAGTAAAAAGCGTTGAAGCTGGATGGTTGAAAGGCATGTTTAATGTTAATTTTGAAGATGGAACTACTGCTGGGTTTAAGGACGAGGATTTAGCATCATTGCTCCTTGACGGAACAACTAAATCTTTAGGGGTATAATGAAAGGCGGGAAACGCAAGGGAGCGGGGCGCAAGCCTCGCCAAACTGCCAGGAAGCAAGTTAATCTCCGCCTTGAACCTGAGACTAAGGAAAAGCTAGATCGGATCTGTGAAGCGGAGGACATAAGCCAAACCGAGAGAGTCACGCGCTGGGTGGACGATCACCAACTTTAAACGAACGTCCTCAATCTAGCCGCCACCACCTCAGAGACTGCCACCGAAACCATGAAACTAAACACAACCAAAAATCTAACTATACGCCAGCCGTGGTGGTCGGCTGCGATGTGTTGTTATACATCTATTATGAGAGCATTACCAACGATATACAAAGGCAAAGAATACAGAAGCAGCACAGAAGCAAGATGGCACGCATATTTTGATCTGATAGGGTTTGAAGTTGAGCATGAGCATGATGCTTATTGTATAAATGGTAGGAATTATCTACCTGACTTCCAAAGTAAAAAAGGGGCTTTTTGGGGTTATGCAGATAAATCAAAACAAATACCATGGTTTATTGAGGTCAAAGGGTGTATTGATGATGCTTTAGATAATTATCAGTTAATGCAGGAGTTTAGTGAGGAAACTCAATCACTCGTGCAAATAGTTTGGGGTAAACCTTCTTGTAAACCTTTCCCCACATGGATCAAAGGTGAAGAGGTGTGTCCATCGTCCCTTACTTATTACGGTTTCACGCAAAAAGGATGGGATCAGCCTCAGTTTAATCCTGATGAGTATGAGAGTGATGGTGATTCTAATGTGCTTGATATACTTAGGTGCGCCAGAAGAACCAGAAAAGGTGAACTTTTAGTATAACGCCCTCAAGTGACCGCCACGACTAGACACCCCAAGACAATAAACCACAACCGATACAAACTAACCTAACAACCTTGAGCGACCTGCGCCGTAGTGGTCGAGTCCACTGCGTTGTTCGCCTTTTTATTAACCAACTATTATTAACCAACTATTATGAAAGCAAAAGTAACATTAACATTACCTAACGGATTCAAGCCGCTAGAAAACAACAGAATGCACCTATCAGGTGAAAATAAGAAATCAGTGAGCGAATTACTAAAGGCTCTTGGAGAAGTTAAAGATGAGTGTAACAGGGAAGCCAATCGAGAAGGTTTCGCTCTTAACGATTGTGAAATGGAAGTCGAGTTCCTTTAGGCGAACGTCTTAGGATAGCCACGCCGAACGGAAGACACAGAACCAAAAACTAGGGCAACAGAGGGGTTGGATAATCCGACTTGATATGCCACGAATAACAAACGATATGATAACGATAAAAATAGAGGAAAAGATACCATACTCAGATGAATCTGTGATTCTTGAACAATCAATAGATGACGAATCCTACTACAATTTGAGGAACAAAGGGGAAGTGCTCGCAGATATGATCTTCCGAATGAAGAGTCAAGTAAACGATGGGATTGATAAAGAAATGCAGAAACGAGGAATCGTTTTGAATGATGAGGGATTATTAATCACTTAGGTATATCGTCTCAAGACAGCCACCAGCGCAAGACATGGATGAATCAACAAACAAATAACCACGAATAAACGCTGCTACGCCCTAGCTGGTCGGCTGATCTGCGTTGTTAGATTTTTAACATGCTGGCGAGCTACGCAATAAACCTATGAGTAGACGAAGCTTTAGAATTAAAGGGAATAATGATGAGGTCAAACCTTGTCCCGAATGTGGAAACAATACCGATTTTGTATGTAGATCTGAGCAAGTTGCGGATGATGGATGCGAGGTCTGGGCGGAATGTAAATGCGGTCACAACCCGTCTGCCCCTATGGATCGCATGGAGAGTGTAATGGGTGGGTGTGGTGACAACAACTGTTATGACTCCCTGAGTATCTGGAATGACTCTATAACATCTTAACTTTAATCTAACGTCTAAAGATAGCCACTGGTGCAACGCTCCGCCTAACCTAAGAGCGACTAACTAAACACAAACTAAAACACGCCCTAGCCAGTTGGCTACTCTGATTTGTTAGGGTTTAACTAGAAAATATTATGAAAAGTAAACCAGACATCGAACAAGAAAAAGAGCAGTTTATTATAAAATGGTGTAGCGACCGAGCATTAGATGCAAAGGATGAAGTTAATAGAAGCAATGCGTTAGACGCATGGAATGTGAAAGTTCTATTCTTTTAGCCTAACGTCATAAGTGAGCCGCCTCTGACAAATATAAACTAACCTAAAAATATGGAACAAAAAATAAACACTACTACGCCCAAAGAGGTCGGCTCCGCTGATTTGTTATACCGTTGCGAGAAAAAAGCATTGAAGTTATTTTACGGTGAGAGGGGAGACCTGAAAGTATGGGAGTGCCGCGCTGAAATAGAGAAAGAGTTCGGCAAGGATGTAGTAAACGAAATGATGCGTAATGGGATAGGTGGTAATAAAGGGAAAAATTGGAATCCTACATCTTAGTATAACGTCCAAGCATAGCCACCGACCAACAATAACATATGAAAACACCAACAGAAAACTTACCTCCAGAAAACTCCGTGGAAGCCAGCCCAGGGCGGTTGGCTACTGCGGCTTGTTATGTTTGGAAACCTATTGATGCAGATGCAAAAAAAGGAACCGTGCTTTTGGGTAGAGCAGGCAGGGAGCCTATTATGGACTTTTGGCTAGAATATGGGAATTGGTGCAGGTGGCGACACAGTGACAGCTCTGGATGCGGTAACTTCCCTCCCACGCACTATATGCCAATCAAAGAATTACTTTAATATAACGTCAAAGCATAACGCCGCATCGAGTGGCATAGAATAGAAAAAAATATGGGAAATAAAGAAGAAATTAAAACAGGCGAACACGCCGTAGCGGTCGATTACTGCGATTTGTTAGATTGTCCATTTTGCGGTAAGATCGAGGCGGAAGATTATGATTTCCCCGCGACTATTTACAACGGATCAGATCAATTTACAGATAGGTATGAGCGCGGAAATCCACCTTATTACATTCAGTGTGAGCATTGCTTAGGGAGAGGGCCAACGGCTGACAACCCTGTAGATGCTTCAAAATGGTGGAATGACCGCAAGACATGTAAATCTTAATCTAACGTCTAAAGATAGCTACCCCGAAAACCAAACAACTAAATAGAAACGAAATAATATGGAAAACGAAAATACTACTATTAAACCCTCCGACTCCGAGGGGGTTAGATACTCTGATTTGTTAGCTTT